ATTGGGCTAGACAAAAAGGGCGCAACCCAAAGGCTGCGCCGGAAATATTAAGGCTATGTCTTGATGATTTGGACGATGCTTTCACAAAAATACACAGCCGCTAGTTTTGGGTTCAAATTGCTTCACACCCCATTCGGCTATGATTTTCGTTTGAACCTTTCATCGGCTGTCTTTAGCAAGTTTTCAGAATATTTATCCCTGCTATATCTGTCTTTCTTTGCAATTTCATCAAATTGCTTTCTAATATTATTTGCCAAACCCCATTTGGTGCCGCTATTGAGCGCGTGTCTGGTTAGGTCTTTCCAGTCAAGGCGTTCTAGGATCGGCTTTTCGCTATAGTCAGCATATCCAGCTTCTATGTCGCAAATGCCTTCCACCCATGCTGCGCCAAGCTTATCTGGTTTGTCAGCTAACGGCTGAACCTTGTCTATAAGATCACGAGCCTCTTTAATGAAAGCGCTTAAACGCTCACTGCCTTCTTCCAGATCGCCTTCATACCAGCTTAATCCATGCTGGCCTATAATTTCAGCGTCAATTACCGCAGCCTTGCCAGACTTAGTAGATGCTAACGCTTCAGCCCTAGCCTTGAGTAATCGCTGCAAATCATGCAACATTTCGCCCGCATTCATGTTCTATCTCCTCATCTTCGGTTAAATAGCGCCAGCCGTTACCATCGCAGTCGTAACAGCCGCGCAATTCGCCAAAGCGCTCAACGCAATTTTCGCATTCTGCGACTGTTTCCCATCCGATCAGATGGTCGCGATAAATCTTAATGACGGCTGGCATTAGCCAATCATCCAAGCAAAAAAGCGCCAAAAATAGCTATCAGAGCCACCAACAACGCTAATCGCTAGCGGGCAAAGCACTCCAAAAAACAACGCACATTCAAATAAAAAGCCTTTTGTTCCGTCAGTCATAATCGCCTCCTGTTTATTACTTGTAGGCATATTATGCGCATTAAAAAGCATAATTCAACAAAAAAGGCACATATATGCGCATATGCTTGCGCATAGGGACGGATTATGATAGGGTCTTGGCAGAATAGATTAATTGCCGGTTATGCTAGGAGGCGCCGAAAGGTTCCTGAGCCGGCGATTTGCCGGCGGGAGTTGATGGGTGTAAACCTATGAAGCTTTTGCCGGCTCCTTTTTTCAAACATTTGAATGAGACAACTCGATGCGAGACCTCGATGTCGTTTGGCATGGCGTAACAGCCTTGACGCCATACGCAAGAAACAGCCGGACGCATTCCGATGAGCAAGTGGCGCAGGTTGCTGCCTCAATTAAGGAATTTGGCTGGACAAACCCTATCCTCATAGATGAGGACAAAAGCATTATCGCCGGTCATGGGCGCTTACAAGCTGCGCAGCGGCTTGGCGAAGATAAAGTCCCGACGATTACGCTGACAGGCTTAACCGATGCGCAGAAGCGCGCTTATGTCATAGCTGACAACAAGCTGGCGCTGAATGCTGGTTGGGATGAGGAAATGCTAAAGATCGAAATAAACGATCTTTTGGGCGATGGCTTTGATATTGATCTAATGGGGTTTGACCCTGCGGAGATAGATGCGCTTCTTGACCATAACGATGAAAATGAAGGCGCTGATACCTCTGTCAAAGGCTCGTTATCGGATCGCTTTGGTGTTCCGCCATTCAGTGTCATGTCAGCCCGCGAAGGCTGGTGGCAAAACCGCAAGCGCGGTTGGCTGGCATTAGGCATCAAGAGCGAATTAGGGCGCGGTGATAATGCGGCGCCAAGCGGAAGCGCAAGGCCTGCAACAGATTACAGCAAGAGCAAGGCTAGGGGCGATGGGCATGGCAGGGCTATGCCGGAATCTATGCTTGGCAAGACATACGGCGGTCAAGACAGGCTGAACGCTTTGATGGGCGGCAAGCCTGACGATATGAACGCCACAAGCATTTTTGACCCTGTTCTTTGCGAACTTGGTTATAGCTGGTTCAGCCCTAAAGATGGCGTCATTTTAGACCCTTTTGCCGGCGGTTCAGTTAGAGGCGTTGTTGCCTCAAAGCTTGGCCGGCAATATGTTGGTATCGAGTTGCGCGCTGAACAGGTTGAAGCTAACCGGCAGCAAGGCGATGATATTTGCGATGATCCGATGCCGGTTTGGCATATTGGCGACAGCCGCAATATTGGCAAGCTTGCTGATGGCGTCCAAGCTGACTTGATATACAGCTGCCCGCCATATGCTGATCTGGAAGTTTATAGCGATGATCCGGCCGATCTATCAACGCTTGGTTATGCTGAGTTTAAACAGGCATATTTCGACATTATCAACGAAAGCTGCAAGCTGTTAAAAGACAACCGCTTTGCCTGCTTTGTCGTTGGCGAAGTTAGGGATAAGGCTGGTAATTATTACAACTTCGTCGGCGATACCATTGAGGCTTTCCGACAGGCTGGCTTGCATTACTATAATGAAGCTATCCTAGTCACTGCGGTTGGATCGCTGCCAGTAAGGGCGGGGCGCCAGTTTGCAGCTAGTCGCAAGCTAGGCAAGACACATCAAAATGTTCTGGTGTTTGTTAAGGGCGACGGCAAAAAGGCCGCAGCGGAATGCGGCCTTGTTGAAGTCAATGTTCCTGATGCAGACGAGGACGCCGACTAAGCGTTGCAAATATGCGCATCGCGTCCTTGCGCTGTTACCGCGTAAATCATAGTGCGGCCATCGTTTTGCTGGCGGCCATAATTAACGGCAGCATCAAAGCTGTCAAACTCTATACGCTTAAAGGTTTGCTGGATGCGGTTGCCGCGACAAGCGGTAAAATATGCCGCGTTGTTAAAGCAATATTCTTCGTGCGGGTTGTTAAATTTAATATCAGTCATTTCGCTCTCCGTTGGTTATTTACTGAATATAAAGAATGACTTAGCGGTTCTCGAGAGGTTTCTCATGGCAAAAAGCAAAAAAACGCCGGAAGTTGTAAAAAACTTCCTGCAACGCATTAGCGAGGGGCGCAGCCATGCAAGCGTCTGTCGCGATGACGATATGCCGGATTGGGCGACTGTCTGGCGCTGGACTAAGGAAGACCCAAAATTTGCCGCCGCCTTCGCTGTCGCGAAGGAGGAAAGAGGGAATTACTATGGCGAAAAGGTCGCTGAAATAGCGCTGGCTGTTTTGGCTGGTAAGATCAAAGACAGCAATGCGGCAAGGGTCGCAATAGACGGACTAAAGTGGACGGCTGCTAGGATGGCATCAAAGAACTTTGGCGATCGTATGCAAGTCGAACATAGTGCTGAAAGCAGTTACGTTGACGCTTTGCGGGCAGTAAGCGAACGCATTGAGGTTGATGGGTTGGGTAATGATAGCAAGCTACCGCAAGAACTACGCGCGCGAAGCGGCGAGGATGCCGATCAGGGCGGGCTGGTTCATTAGGGGTCAGGTTGTTAGCCTGACGGTTATTGGCTGTCAGCAACGTTTGTGCGGCTATGGCGCTATGATGGCGCTATGGCAGGCAGGGTTTGCCGGAAATCTGGTTGCGTTTTGTTGCTGATATATATTTAGACCCCCCCCCTTAAAAATCGCGGGGGGCAGAATTATTTTTAGCCCATCCGCACACACCCGAACAGACCCCCCCCTTTAACTGCGGGGCAACAACCGGCACATGATGAAAAAAATTTTGGCAGACGCGCTTGTCCAACTATGCGCGTTGGGATTGGGGCGGGCAATTGGCTGATATTGAGGACACCATTCTGCGACTGCGGAATGACCCTGTTTTGTTTGTCGAGCAAGTTATACAAGCAAAGCCGCAAGCATGGCAGCGCGAAGCGTTGCAGGCGATTGCAAAGCACGACAAGGTTGCGATTAAAAGCGGTCACGGCGTTGGAAAAACGGCTTTTGAGGCATGGACAGTGCTTTGGTGGTTGCTAACGCATTATCCCTGCAAAGTGGCGGTTACGGCTAACACGGCGCACCAGCTAAACGATGTTTTATGGACAGAGCTTGATAAGTGGGCGCGCAAGCTGCCTGACGGCTTCAAGGACTTGCTGGAGTTTAAGACCGACAAGATAAGCCTGAAGGGCGCTAGCGACAGCTTTGCGGTTGCCAGAACCAGCCGAAGGGAAAACCCTGAAGCGCTGCAAGGCTTCCACAGCGAAAATATGCTTTTTATATGCGAGGAAGCATCTGGCATCCCCGATGTGGTTTTCCAAGTTGGCGAAGGCTCGCTTAGTACCAAAGGCGCGAAAGTTATAATGTGCGGGAACCCAACCCGCGCTGATGGTTATTTTTACGATGCTTTCCACAGCGATAGAGCGCAATGGCATTGCATAACAGTGAGTTGCGAAGATGCTGACACAGTTTCGGAAAAGTTTATCAGCGATATGTCGGCCAAATATGGCGACGACAGCAACATCTATCGCGTCCGCGTTCTTGGCGAATTTCCGACCCAATCGGATGATGTTCTGGTTCCACTACATTTGGTTGAGGCTGCAATTAAGCGTGATATTGAGGCTGCGCCTAGCACGCCGATTATTTGGGGCTTGGATGTCGCGCGATATGGATCGGATCGATCTGCCCTCGCTAAGAGACAAGGACAAGTTCTTCTAGAGCCAATCAAAACTTGGCAAAACAAAGATTTGATGACGCTGGCAGGGATTATCCTAAGTGAATACGACAACACCCGATATCAGGATCGGCCGACTCATATATACATTGACAGCATCGGCGTTGGTGCTGGCCTTGCTGACCGCTTAAAAGAACTTGATCTGCCCGCTTATGGCATCGCCGTATCAGAAAGCCCTAGCCTAAAAGATAAGTTTATGCGTTTGCGCGATGAATTGTTTTGGAACGCCCGCGAATGGTTTGAGGCGCGCGACTGCCACATTGAAAATGACGAAGCCTTAGTTAGCGAAATAACGAGCATCCGTTACAAGTACCAAAGCAACGGCAAGCTAAAAATCGAAAGCAAAGATGAAATGAAGCGGCGCGGGCAAAGAAGTCCTGACGTTGCTGACAGCTTTGTTTTGACGTTTGCTGGCAGCGGCGCCATAGCGGCAGGCCATCAAACCCGCTGGAATACCAGAGCGCCTTTAAAGCGCGATATGGGATGGGTTGTATGAGCGACAATGTAATCGAGTTTCCTGAAAAGCAGGATTTAAAGATTGAAGTCACTTTTGATGAGCCTGATGTTGTCGATGATATTTTTTACGGCCTGATGATTATGTTGCGCGGCATGACCGCCGAAGATGAGGTCACATATAGCGAATGCGTTGATGCTTGCATAATGGCCGCCGCATGGAGCGCCAAACAAGCAGGCTATAGCGCTGATGATCTAATGGCGGTGTTCCAAAGTGTAAGGGTTGATGATACCGATGGCTAAGAGCAAAGACCCCCGCATAACAAAAACAGGCGTGGCCGGTTACAATAAGCCAAAGCGGACGCCAAACCATCCGAAAAAATCGCACGTCGTTGTTGCCAAAGAAGGCGACAAAGTTAAGACCATTCGCTTTGGCGAGCAGGGCGCCAAGACGGCCGGCAAGCCCAAAGCAGGCGAAAGCGCGGCCATGAAAAAAAAGCGCGCATCCTTTAAAGCCCGCCATGCGAAGAATATAGCAAAAGGCAAAATGAGCGCGGCCTATTGGGCTGACAAAACCAAATGGTGATATGATGGAAAATTGTTCGACTTGCCCTTATCCGCAAAAGTGCGGCGCAAGGGGTCAATGCCTAACCGGCAAGATTACCGGCGAGGCGACAACGCTGGCGCAGCCAAAGCCTATGTCAGTCCTGACAACCGACGGCATTGGGATGACCGGCTTCATTAAAAATGTAAAAAAGAAGCAATTTAAAAAGGCGGTAAAAAAATGAAATACGGTTCCAAGAAAGGCACAAAAAAAGGCACCAAAAAATCTGGTGCCAAAATGGTTTCTGGAAAATATTGCAGCCAGTGATTTAACGCTTCGCAATAATCTTAGCGTCAATAATACAGTCGCGAAAATCATATGGGTTGCGATGTCCAAGCCATTGTTCAAGCGCCTCTTTACACTCTGATTTTGTTGGCGCATTTTTTTGATCTTCAACTTCAAGCGTGATTTCAAATTTCATAATCATTTTAATCTCCCTTCCGGCGGGGCTGTTAAGCCGCCGCCCAATAACCATAAACCATTTTGTTTGTGCAATTCCAGATGTCGTTGGCCTCGCCATCGACAACTGCAACAAAGTGGCGCGCTTGCCGCGCAATAACAATGCCGCTTGGCATATCTGAACATCTGGCTTTGCGGCCATCAAATTTTGGGGCGCTATGCCAAACCCATCCATGACGTTGTAAAACCATGTCATAGACGTTTTTCATAATGCCGTTGCGGGCGGACTTGGCAAAGCCCATGTCCTTATTAGCCTGCGCCAACTCTTGATAGGCGGCCTTGTAGTCGATGCCGAGCGCTATAGACATTGCCCTAGCGCCGCAATCGCCTGCGGTGCCTTTAAAGCCTGC